TTCCGTGTGCGAATGCGCCTGACCTCAATGTTCCTGCCCACGTCGGGTAAGTCCCTGTACTTATGGTGTTCGGTGGCATGCCACACATGGCCGTGCCAATACCGGTTCGTGTGCTTGGCGACAGCCAGTTCGCAGATCGCAGCCGCTACCACGGCCGTCCGGTCGTCCTCCATGTACTCGCTCTTGTAATGCGGAGCGTTCGACTTCGTCCAGTTCATCGTGTACCGGCGAATGCCCACATCGCAGGCATGGGCGTACTCCCAAGGCTCTAGATCGACCGTGATCATGGGTGTACCCTACCGGTTCACCACGCAGGGGTCAAGAGTTTCGATGATCCTCACACGCCGTTTGATACCGGTGGTCGCTCACCTTCAGTTGTCCGGGCTTGCCACACGCCTCGCAGACCATCGAACTCAATGCCTCAAAGTGGTTGATGAGGAGACGGAAGATCTTCTCGTACTCCACAGGCGCACCTTCGGTCGCGGTGTAGATGGCGTAGAACCGGAGCGTCCCAAACTTCTGCTTGACCTGAACCACCTCGTAGTCAGGGGCGATAGCCGTCAGCAGAGAGTCCAACTCGGTGACAAGGGGGCGCCAACCCTCCCCGCACTCATAGACGTTCTCGGGGATCATCCTCGAAGTCTGGTGTTGCACTGCAGGCAGAACTCGGCCCACGGGTAGTACCTACGCATGTTCGTAGGGTGCTGGCAGTCCAACGACTCACCGGCCTTGTCATTGAGGGCGTCCCTGATCCATTGAGACATAGAGACGCCCGCCTTCTCGGAAGCGCGCTTCCATCGCTCCTTGTCAGCCTCGGGCGCACGGATCAACACCTGCTTCTCAGCGGGGCCGTCATCCTCCTTCAGCATGGGGGCTACGGACATATCCATCGTTTCTACGACCTTGTCCATCGCAGCCTCTAGGTTGTCGGTTTCCTCATTCATCGTCTTCCTCAACGATCTCGATAACTTCCGGCTTGCCTTCGGTCAGAGCCTTGATCTCGTCTCCGGCCAACACGCCCGACTTTACCATGATGGCTAGCAGTTCACGGGCTTCCGTCTCGGGGTTGAAAGTTGACGCCGGCAAAGCGTCGTTCCCACCGGCCAGCGAGACACGGACGTTCTCGGAGATTTGGCCCTGCACGTCCATCTGGACATTCACGTTGTTCTGTTCCATGCCCAGCAACTTCGACCGTCGATCCATGATGGACAGCACTTGCTGGATCGCCTTGATGTCGGGTTCCACCGAAACCTCCGACCCGTCGTCCAGGGTGACCTTGCGATGTTGCGTCATCGGCCAGATCGCCTGCTGGAGGGAGTCCAGTCGTTCCAGTTCCATGCGAAGAACCTCGGGGTAGGCCATGAAAGCCTCGCGGTTGAGTTTCTCCAACTGACGATTGATCGACTTCGAGACCACAGCGGGGCTCACACCGAAGCGTCTGGCGATCTCGTGATGGGCTACACCAGCCTGTCGCATCTTGAACATTCGCAAGTCACGCTCAGCCAGGAACTCACGGGTTGTCACCTTGCCAGATTTCTCTTCACTCATCTCATGTCCTCCCCCACTCGACGACCTCAAATGGGAACTTCTTGCCCCTTTTGAGAACCGCCGGGAAGTCTCGAACGTCACGGGCCCCTCGGAAGTGACCCACCTTGTACACGTATTCTCCCACATGAGACGGGTCTGGCTGTAAAGCAAGTCCGAATTCAGGCCAACGTGACCACACCGCCGACCCGAACGGGCGCAGGTCACGGGTGGACATACTGTTCCCCAGGGGAGCATGGTGTTCCAGCCACAAGCCCACATTGTAGATCTGTCGGATCGTGTCAAGGTACTTGGCGACTTCAATGGCGATTGCTTCAGAGGTTTTAGTCCCGGGATCTACGAAGGACTTGTACAACGGCCCCATCACGACAAGGTCGGGTTGTACCTCTTCGATGTGGTTCTCCAAGATCAAGCGATCTTGCGAACTCAAGAGATTTAGGCCATCGGGCTTGATCAGCAGGTGTGCGTCCATCTGCTTCTCGTACCCCATCGACTTCGCGGCTCCGACAATGCTTGCCGACGAACGCCGAATGATCCGTTCCGGGTTTTCCAAGTCCACGGTGAGAGTGCGAATGCGAGGCATCCGTTGGAATGAGAACGGGTGTACCCCGAACGAGGCGAGGATCGCCACCTGTCGTGCGAGCATCGTTTTGCCCACGCCCTCAGCCGCGACCACGATGACACGTTCCCGCCGTTCGATCAACCCCGGAATGAGCCAGTCGTATGAGTCATCGACCTGTTCTTCGACGAACTCACCCCAGTTCACCAGCCGACCGGCATCGATATCCGGACTCGACCCACCCGACGACAACAGCAACGACGCCTTGTTGAGAATGAAGTTGGCCGACTTGTCCTGTTCGAGAAGTTGCCTCAGTTGAGCGAGCGTCTCCTCCGCCGGCGACAACGGGGCCGCCTCGTCTTCAGGGGGAGACTCCGTGATTTCCTCAGGACGATCAATTTTAGTGGGGTCAATCTGTACAAGTTGATCAACCGTGCCACCGGCCTGAACGTGATCAGTTATGTCCTTTTCTGTCGGGCAGACGAATAGCGCAACATCGCACTTTGCCTCTTTGAGTCGGTCGTGGACTTCGAGAGCATGTCGGAGTCCGACCTCGTCGTTGTCCGCAATGACGTCCACCGTTGCCCCAGCAAGTGCGTTCGTGTGAATGTCGAGCCACTTACCGGCTCCCCCCGGCATGGTCGTGGCAACTCCACCCATCGCATTGATAGTGTCGGCATCTTTTTCTCCCTCTACGACGAATACTGACTCGCCGTTTGCCTTGGCCCGAAGCACCGCAGGCAAGTTGTACAGAACTTTCGGTGTCTCACCGAGTTTGTAGTCCCAGCCACCACGTCCATCGGGTCGGCGTTGCCGGAATGTCTTGCGCCCTGTGTTCTCATCAACGAACCGAACCTTTTGGAACAGCAACGTGCCGTCAGCGTCATGAAAGTCATACGAAGCGACGAACTTGAGTTTCGCCGGTTCCTGCTTCGGGTATGTGGGACTGAAGTCCGAAACACGGGGCTTGGAACCCGCAGGTTTGAGTGCTGAAAGTTCTAAACCAACCGCAGAACAGATTTGCTCAGCCTTACAGCCAGCGTTCCTATGACAGAACAGCAGTACTTGACCGTCATCGTTCTCATGGATCGACAACGATGGGTTCCGGTCGTCGTTGCGACACGGACACCGTGCTTCCCAGCCGTTACTGGAAGTGACGACACCATTCAGGCGTGACAGAAACTCCTGAGTGTGTTCGAACACTAGATGACACGCTTCCGGCGACCAAAGCCTCTTTCGTTCTCGTCCAAACCACCCCAGATCCCATGCTCTTCGGGGACTGACTGTGCGTACTCAAGACATTCGACCCGCAGAGAACAATTGCGACATAACGCCTTCGCCAGGGCCGCCTTGTCACGCACTTCCTTGAGGTGAACACCCTCGGCCAACCGCGAATACGGGAACCAATAGTCCGTCGGATAGCCCCGACAGGCCGCAAACTTCGTGCTAAACACTTCCCCTCCTTGTGAGTCGTTCTACATCGCCCGCCGAAAGAAACAGTACTGCCCCCTGAACCTTCGGCGATCCGGACGGCCAATGTACCGACACATCAACCGCTTCCAACGGTATTCCTACAATTTTTGCGAGTTCGGCTCGTATTCTCGCTACTTCTACTTCGCCGGTACTAAACGTGTCATCGAAGTGATCATCGCTCGGTAAAACAAAAGATGGCTTCGGTGCATACTCCGCAATTTCTTTTGCTTTCTCAGCGGAACGCTTACACCACACGCACGCTAACTTCGGTGCTTTCGATGCGCGAGGACGAACTTCGACATGACCGCACTCAAGGTGATGGTGATACCCGATGTTCCCCCACGATCCGATCTTTCGGATTTCGACAACCGCACGCTTTGGTGATTTGCGATGCTCCGTCGTCATGACCCGCAACATTAGTCCACGGGTGTGCGCAAGTGTGGGAACGCGAAGAGCCCCCGCCGTGGAAGCATCGGCAGGGGCTCTTCTTGTGCGCCAGTTCTGCCCGGGGTAGAAAGGAAAGACCCCCGACTGGCCGCAACTACTTTACCGTATCAGAACGGTTCGTCGGCAGTACTCGCCTTTCGCGGGCTTGCGACCTTCGGTGCTGCGGCGCCGTCAGTCCCGCCTCGCTTCTTGCGGGTGACGCTTTCGATGCTTCGAGTCTGGAGTGCGACAGCATCAGCCACCAACTCCACGAAGTTCTTCTTCACGCCTTCCTTGTCTTCGTAAGTGCGCTGGTCGAGTCGTCCGTGAACGATCACGCCCATGCCCTTCTCCAAGACGTTTGCCGTGTCCTCGGCGACATAACGCCAGCAGGTGATGTTGAAGTACGAGGTGTCTTCCTTCTTCTCGCCTTCGCTGTCCTGCCAGTAGTGGTTCACGGCGATAGAGAACGACAACTTCGGCGTTCCCTGGGCCGTGTACTTCAACTCTGGATCGGTCGTGACATTACCGATCAGGGTTGTGGGTGACTGGTTGGCCATTTTTCCTCAATTCTGGGGGCGAACCCCCGTCGTGTGTGGCCCCATCGTAGTCGGGAATTTTCTCCAATGACAACCAAACTTCGAAATTTCCTGTAGCCTCCACAGCCATGAACGCTTATGCCCAAGAAACGCTAGCCGTGATCAACCACATCAAGGAGATGCTTCTCGCATTTACCTTTCTCGACGACGTCTCGGAGGCCGACCTCGAAGACCTCAAGGACGAGGCGCAACTCAAAGCCGAACTCATTTGGGAGTCCATGGGTGGTGTGGTCATGGGTCGTGGCGCCGGCGCCGGCCTCATTCAGGTCGAACTGGAACTCAGGGAGGTCGAACCGTTCCTGACTCGCAAGGCGAACGAGACGTACATTCCTGAGGAAGAAATCTGACGCATCGCCCCTGCGTGTGGGGTATTATTTCCTAATAACCCCTAGATTCCGTTACAATCCTGTAACATAGATCCCTACATAGCCTGCCCAGGCCCGCCGTATCCCCCGACATTGGAGGTTCCATGTTTAGAGGCGTCGTGTTTGCCATAGCCGGAGTTCTGTTCACCGCACCGGTGGTCGAGTCGGCTCTCGGAAGTGTCGAGAGTCTTCAGGCCCCCGGGCAACCAACCACGGTCACGGCGCCCACCTCGCCTCCGGCCCCTTCAACAACGGCGATCCCTGATCGTGAAGATGGGCCCATCACCCTCCCGCCGGCCCCGGATCTGTCGGACGTCGATTTCGACAAGGTCGGTCAGGTCATTGAGGAAGAACAGGTCATCACCCGTCAGATGGAAGTCGATGAGGCTCGCATGATCTACGGGAAGTGCGGAGAGTGGCGTGAACTCGCCCTCATGATCGGCTGGCCCGCCGAAGAATGGCCCACTCTCTCCTATGTTCTTCACCGTGAGAGTCGCTGTAATGTTGGTAGCCACAATAAGACCGACCCGATGTCAGGTAGTCGTGGCCTTATGCAGATCAATGGTTTCTGGTGCAAGCCGAGCAAGTACTGGCCAAACGGCTGGCTACAAGCCCAGGGAATCCTGACAAGTTGTGACGATTTATACGATCCCGAGACGAATCTTCGTGCTGGTCTGGCGATATGGTTGTACGGAGAGGACAAGCACGGGTGCGGTTGGCGTGGCCCGTGGGCAACCCCTTGTAGATGAGATGAAGAACCACGAAACTGACTACCGCAAAGCCGTCGCCCAGTCGAAAACAGCGAATGATCTGCTTGCTTGCATGATCGAAGCCACTTGCGAGAGGTTCGGGGTGGTGACGCTGGCCGGCCTCGAACGGGGCCAACAGGCTGCGGCTATCGAGCATCTGGATCGCATGGGGGCATTCGCTTTCCGCTACAGCGCCAACCGCATCGCTAAAGAAATGTCGATCGCTAAGCCAACAATGTACAAGTACTTGAAGGAGATCTGCTTTCGTTTTGATTAGAATGAAAGCATGAGTCACGAGATCGAGATAAATACTGACGGGTCAGCACGAATGGCCTACAACGCCGAGGGGGGAATCCCGTGGCACAGGCTGGGGACGCCCATGAAGGGTCTCCAGACGGCAGAGGCCATGCTGTCAGCGGCCGGCGCCGACTACGACGTGGTCTTGACACGGGTGTGTGCGGTCGATGACGAAGGTCAGGTGCTTCTCAATCCCGATGGTTCGCCGGTCTTCATCAACAATACGCATGGAACGATCCGTGTCAATGATGATGGGACTTTTTCAGGACTTGCCTCCGTCGGAACACGCTTCGTCGTTGAGCAGAACAAGGACTGCCTCCTCCGTGCGCTTGATGTCGTTGGCGCATCAAAAGGTGAGGCCGTCGTTGACACATGCGGGGTTCTGAGAGACGGGGCCGAGTTCTTCGCTACGTTGGACTTGGGTGCGATCATCATTGACCCAGCCGGCGTGAACGACAAGATCCAGCGATACCTCCTGGTTCGCAACGGACATGACGGACGTACCCCAATCACTTTTGCGAATACGCCGATCCGTGCGGTGTGCCGGAACACGGTCATCATGGGCATGGCTAGTGCGAAGACTGTTTTCAAGGCAAAGCACACACGCAACGCCGATCAAGCGATGGAGCAGGCGCAAGAGATTCTCGCCTTCTCAACGAAATGGGCAAAGGCCTTCTCTGCCGAAGCGGAACAACTTCTCCGCATTCCCATGATTGCCGGTAGTCGCCAGTTCGACATGGTGTTCAACACAGTGTTCCCTAACGACAAGGGCATGAGCGAACGTCAGCGCAAGAACCGAGACGAAATCCAAATGACCATTCGCAGTCTGTACTCAAACGCTAAGAACGCCGGCGGGTTCGGCTACAACGGTTGGTCTACATACAACACTTTCGTAGAATACTTTGACCACCACCGTGATGCTGGGGCGGACGAGCGAGCCGGGGCCTCCATGGATCTGACGTCATGGGTGTCGAAGAAGAAGCAGGTCGTCCATTCAGCAATCCTTTCACTGGCTTGACGAGGTCATCTTCTACAATTAGATTGACCAGCCGAAACGGGGGTTGCCCATGGAAGACGATGAAGTCTCGCGCGAAGAATTGATCGCATCGATAGGCGAGTTCATGACCTCAAATATGGACATTTCCTCTGTCTATAGGTCGCATCTTGTCGAAGCCCTGGTTACACGGGTATACGACGAGTTCGGCGACGAGGGCCTGTGCGACATGATGCTCAAGATTGACGAGCGTGCCAACTGGGTGTCCGACATCCTCCTCGAAGGCCCCGATTTGGACGAGGAGATGTTCAAACGGCACATGACCTACGACCACGACATTCTCGAAAAGGCTCGTGGGACGAAGGCCATGACTGAACTCAACAAGAAGATTTGGCGACTGCGACGCAAGTACGCACGCCTCATTGTTGACGAGGTTGCGGAAAACACCAAGCAAACCTCTGAATGAATCGCTTTCTCAAACGGCTTGTCAGCCTTGTTCCGCCGTTTCCCGGGACCGACGCCGAGGCTCAGACGAACATCAACGGCCATCACTGGCGAGTTGTGCGTCTCCACGAGTTGTATCCCGAAGCCCTAGACGAATGGCCCCCAGTCGTCCACTGCCACAAGTGCGGTGTGCTTGCCGACTCCGAACAGTCGAAGTACCCATGCGGGCAAAAGCCACAACCGATACCCTTGGCCTTTCTTCCCCGGAAATAGCAAAACCCCCCTCCCGCATGGAAGGGGGGAAGGGGGTTAGGAGGAGGGTTCTGCTGGCTAGTTAGAGGCTCCACACTTCCTTGTGTAGAGCCCCAACCTCTTCCGCCTGCTCTTCGGTCAAGCAGATGAGTGAGTGAATGACCGAGTCAGTCGAATCGCCGGTTGGGCTGTTGTACCAGAGTTGGACTTCCTTGCCCAGTACCAACACGCCTGCGAGACTTCCCTTGCTGTATGTGGTGTTCGTTGTCATGTGTTACACACTACAAGTTATAGGAGAGTTTGTCAACCTCTAATCCAAAAAATCTTCGATCATCTCAAAAATCATCTCAACCTGGGCATTCTCTCCGTGAGATGACGCTCCATCGGTAGCCTCGCCCACGACGTTCCTCTTACGCTCAATGACTGAATAGATCTCTTCATCTACTGTTCCAGCCGTCAGCATGAACGTAGCCGTTACCGAACCGACCTGCCCAATACGATGACAACGTGCAACAGTCTGGTCAACATCGGCAGGCGTCCACGGGAGTTCCACGAAGAGTACGTCTTGTGAAGCCGTCAACGTGTGGCCCGTCTTGGCCGCTTGGATACTTAGGACGATCACGGGTGATTCTTCGGGAGATTCCTCTTGGAAACGACGCTTCGCCTCCTCTACGTCCTCAACGGACATACCTCCCTGGATCTTCAGCCCTCCGAACTTCTGCGCCAAAAGGTCAACAACCTCACGATGGTGCGCTGCGACGACGACTTTGCGGGACTCCTGGAGCCGCGCTTCGATCCACTCCTCAACAGCAGGCATCTTGGCTTTCGCCGACAAGCGACGCAGAACGGACAATCGGACAAGGTGTTCATGTGATTCAGCCGCAAACTTAGCCCGCACGCCAGCCGACTTAACCGGCAAACCCAGTTCCCGTGCGATTTCTTTCGCCCGTTCCACCAAGTACGCCACAATGTCACGTTCGGCTTTTGTGTACTCCCGCATCGGCGCCGCAGCCCCGTCCACCAGCACCGTTGAGTTCCGAATGGGTGGCAACTCTGACATCACCTGGTCTTTGGTTCGCCTGATGTAGCAGGTCGCACGCAACTTCTCATTCAGTTCGGCCAGGTTGGAGTGGCCTTCCAAGTGCCATTGTCCCCATTTGTCACGGAAAGCGGCGCAGTACCTCCTGTAGAAACCCCACAATCCACCCAACTTGTCCAACTGCCCAATGATCTCCAACTGGGGGGCGTACTCCATCGGACGGTTAGTCACCGGCGTTCCGGTCAACAGGAAGACCGGGGCCTTGGGCGCCCCAGATTTCACTACCTTCTTGGAAGCACGGGTTCGCTGAGCGTCTTTGTTCTTACAGTAATGGGACTCATCGAAAATAAACGCCTTGTACTTGACAAGCGCAGAGGAATGTGCTTGAATATTGCTGTAGCCCATGACGACAACGTCAGCGTCTCGCACCCACTCTTTCCGAGATGTAACGCACTGTACCGATCTGTGTGGGAAGAACTTGTTCCATTCCTTCTTCCAGTTCAGTACCAAGTTGGGGGGACACACCACCAAGCACGGGAACACATCTTCCGTCTGAGATAAGTACTCAACCGACGACATGGCCTGGATCGTCTTGCCCAACCCCATCTCATCGGCGATGAAACAGCGTCGTGTCGTTGTTGCGTAAGCAACGCCCGCACGCTGGTACGGAAGTAACTCCCCAGTTAGCCCAGGAACAGTGATGTCGGCGTCGGTCTGCTTGCTGGCTTCGTATCTTTCCTCAAAGCGACCACGCTCCGTGTTGGCCTTGCCCACGACCTCTGGGGAAACCTCAATGCGAAAGCGTTCAGCCCATTTGATCGCCTCGTCGAGCGCGGTAACCGGGGCTCGCCACGCCCGCGTCTTGGTGTCCCATGTGACTCCGGGGATTTGTTTGACCGAGCGAACACGGACTGGGTCGTACCCGAACGACAAACACACATACCCCTTGTCGTCCAAGTACACACAAGCGGGTGGGTTGGGGTCGGCGGGGATCGTCAGAAGCATGACGTCATCGTCGATGGTGAAGCCCCGTTTCTGGGCCCACTCCCTGATCCGCCCCAGTGACTTCATGGGTGCTGTCCACACCAGGTTGCGCTTGTCCCACCGTGCGCCTTCGATCTGTTTGATTTCCTTGACTTCGTCAGCGTCGTAGGGGAAATCCAGAACGAGAAGATCGTCGTTGAGGGAAAGCCGTTTCACCATTTAGAGAGACGTTACCTTCTTGTTCTTGACTGGATCGCCATCGCCCGGCCCCCTTGCGTGGCCCTTGATCCATTTGAGTTTATGAGAGTGTGGGCTGTCCACTGGGCCAAGCGACGAATAATACTGGTTGCGCCAGTGGCCTTTGCACCAAGTCCTGTACGCCAACTTCGTTCCGATGCCCGTGCCGGCCCCGCTCCCGTGTGATCTGGAGAGACGAACGACGTTGACCCCAACCTTGCCACCAGTCCTTGACTTGACCTTTTCGGACGAGCGACGAAGGCCTCTGCCGAAATCCGTCGGCTCTGCCGGCTCCCTGTCCAGGATTTTCTGCCAGAACATTCTCATCGTGGCGATGAATAACTTTCTGTACGAAGCGAGGTGAGGGGGCAGATTCATAATGTCAGGTTCCCCCTCTAGTTGATCGCCTCGCAAGTAAGTATCAGATTCGCCCCACTGCGTGTTGAACTTGAACGTATGAACGTCCATCGGGAGCGGGTAGATGGGATCGTTGTTGACGAGCGTTGACATTTGCTCAATCGGCTTGCTCTCGCTAACTGCATGCAAAAGTTCCAAGTAGCCGGATTCTTTCAATTCCAGAAAGAAACTGTCGGGATTTACCCCAATCGCCCCTGGCCTAATCGGGAGATCCAATTCGTTTTTTGGCATAGCGCCATCTTCGTCTCTCTCCGCAGGAACAGCCTCATGAATTTTCCCGTTACAGACAAAATTGAACTTGAGTGGGCTGTTCCCTGGGTGGCGTTGGGCGATGCCAAAAATTGCCCTGGCGAGACCGATCGCCTCATCGTCCGGAGGTATTGTCGTGGCCTCTAGCGTGAGAGTTATCTCCCCGTGTTTCTCCATTGAGGGGTAATACACCTTCTGGTAGTTCTCGGTGTCTGTGAGAGGGAAAAACACAACAGTGTCATCCAGCGTGTGCCAACAGAAGCCACGCACATAGAAATCGATCGATTCCTCCCATGTGCCGAAGTATGGGTGGAAGTCGTGGGTGAACAACGGCGTCTCGAAGATCACCGTGCCGGACGGGGCTATCAGATCGTCTGGATGCAACATCTCCGGAGTCATGACTTCTGCGGCAGATTTGATAAGTTCCAGAACTTCCGTAGGCACGTAAGTCGTCTCTTGGCTCAGGCACTCCTGCTCCATCTGGAAATACTCCATCGTGGCAAGGACAACATCCCGGAACTCCTGATGAGTCCTATCCTCCCAATGCACGAATCGTGGTCGGCCAGCGCATGTCATGCCATCGCCGATAAAGGTTTTGCCGTATTTGGCGACAGAGTTTGACATCACCAGGTTTGCCATGTGGCCGAACTCGGGCATGTCAACGATGACCCTCGGAATGCCCGACTTCTTGTCGATTGACCATTGGTAGGCCCACTCGAAGAGTTGCTCCCTGGTCGGGGCCGGCGAGCCTGACGCCACCAAGATGCGGGTGATGCGATCCAGGCGTTTGTCCTGCGCTGTGACCGCTTGCGAGATAGAGCGTTCGTATGCCATGAGGCGATCTTACCCCCGTGTAAC